TGCGAACTGTGACGATTTAGGGGGTTCTCAAAGGGCCCTATTTACGGTATAATACTCTCGTAAATTAAACAAAGGACCAAGAAATGGCAATCGAAAGAATAGATTACAGCAAAGGCTCAAGACTCCGTTCATTCTACTATGGTGACGAAGAGTATAAGCTTATTGGCTCTACTAATAAGTTAGCTTGTTACGTCTCTGTTCAAGATGAAGTCATGATGGAAATAGTCTTCGTTTCGCCTAAAAGCGAAAAGTGTGGCTATACCGTTTGCGAAATCCAACTATCACGAGGCAACGATGAAAATCCAGTTTGGTCAGTCGATCTTACTCGTGTAGATATTCGCTTTCAAGGATATGGTCTAGTCCCTAAGCTTTATCGTTACCTTATTGCTAAGCTAAACATTACCCTTCAAGCTGGCTCTATGCAGTCACCCGGTGGACGTATGATCTGGGCTCAGCTATCTGATCTTGATAATGTAACGGTCTATGCTAAGACTAAGCATGGTCAATCCTACCGTGTAGATATTAACGATGAAGGCACAGAGTTAATAGCCAAATCGCGCTACCGACTTTATGATGGTTCTTCAAACATTCAACTCTTTGCTTATGCCGTGTAACGATCTATTACGATCTAGGGGTTTACATAACCCTAGGTATTATGGTATAATGTTCATATTAAATAATTAAATTGATTAAGGAAATATATTATGCGTTCTATAGATTACAATAACAACTTCAAAGTGGGTGATATGGCTGCAGATGCGGTTCTTCTTAAATTTCAATCTCGAGGTTTAGATAAAATCGATGCTGCTTATCCAGCGGTAGGTTCACTCTCCGTTTACATTGGGGAAATGCTAAACATTGCTCAATCCTTTGATCCTGAGATTCATTCCCAGCTTAAGGAATATATCAATGCTCGAACAGATGCTGCTCTAAGAGAGAAAATTGAAAAGCTTACTGCTCGGAGCGGTGAATAATGGAGTTATTCGATTATCTTTGCCAGATTATTATAACTGGTACAGGTTGTTACTCCTTACTTGCTGTCGGATCACCAGATCCTAAGTATCGTATGAAAGCTGGAATCGTTGGGTTAATAGGTCAACCCTTCTGGTTTGCTACTTCTTTAATTAATGAACAATATGGTCTTCTCGTATTAGTTCTAGTCTATGGCCTATCTTGGATTCGAGTGATTAATACGAATCATAAGCAGATTCAATCAGATAAACTAAACAGGATATCGATATGAAAAAGAGACCTAAGGATAATCGTGACTATGCCTATGAGGCTAAGAAGTTAGTCGATAAGCTTAACCTAAACCACAAGTATGAGATGTACGAAATCGTTACAGGAAAGCTTAAACATCCCTATCATTTAGATGAAAAACGTCTAAGGGAATTAGAAGCAGTTCGTGATGCTATTGAAGATAGTTATAACATTGACCAGCCTCGTCTTCTTGCTATAAAGAGAGGTCTAGGAGAAATGGCTGAAGGAGCTAAACCGTAATGACAGCTGAAATCTTACAATTTACTAATCATTGGAACCCTTATACCTTTGATCAGTTTACGATTACTTGGGAGAATCTTGGATTATCCTATGAGGGGACATTACAGATATGTCTTCACTTACAGGAGATAGATTTCTCCTGATAAAAAATTATATACATACCGTAAAAAGTATGGTATAATAGTACTATCTTAAAATAACTTAAGATAATTTTAATATTAATATATAGAAAAGGTAAAACTGAAATGACTAAAGTAACTAAAGAATCAAAAGTATTGGCAGCACTCCAGTCAGACACAGCTAAAGGCTTAACTGCAGCTCAGATGACATCACGCTTTGGCGTTGCTAATCCCACAGCAACGGTTTCAGCTCTTCGTCAGAAAGGCTATGCAATCTACGCTAACAGCCGTACCAACAAAGGTGGAGAGACTCGTACTTTCTATCGCTTAGGTACGCCAACTAAAGCAGTGATCGCTGCTGGCTATAAAGCCATTGCAGCAGGCTTTGTTGCTACTGTCGCCTAATAGGCTAACCCTGCGGGATTGGAGGCAAAACCTCCAATCCTTTTTTAGCGAGGATTACTAATGAATAGAGTATCAGGTCGTACAATTAACGAAGGCTTAAAATCCTTACGTCGTACGCTGCTTGAACAAGGATATGAAATTAAAACCGAAAGATGGCAGGGTACAGAAGAACCCCCTGTCTTCCTAGAAATTCTGCATGCAGACTTAGTAGCTCCTATGTACCCTACACAGGAATTAGCATCAAGCGGATGCGGTGCTACACAGCCTTGGGCTAACGTTCACTTCGAAGAACGTGTATCTGGTATACCCTACAACCCTCCACCCTCTCATACTATGTGGCTTAAAGATACAGACAAATATCTTGCTGACGAAGCTTTTAGCCATTCTTATCCCGAAAGAATGTGGTGCGATCGTGACAAAGATGGCATTCGATTCAAATGGGGTAACTTATTTACAGCGGTAGAACTCTTAAAGAAAGAGCCTAATACCCGACAATGTTATATCCCTATGTGGTTCCCAGAAGATCTTACTGCAGCTGAGCAAGGTGAGCGTGTTCCTTGTACCTTTGGCTGGCACTTCATGCTACGTGGTGGTGAATTACATTGTGCATACCATATGCGTTCATGCGACGTAGTACGACATCTACATAACGATTTATTCTTTGCAAACTCCTTAGCTTTATGGCTTATAGATAAGTCTGGTATCAACGCAAAACCTGGCTATCTTCACTTCTCAGCCACATCCCTACATTGCTTTGCCAACGATCGTTACACCTTGGAGAAACTAACTAAATAATGTGTGGACTTATAGCAGCTAAAAACACTGACGTAGACCTTAAGAAACTTATTAACAAGATGTCCTATCGTGGCATAATTGGTTATAAAGGGTATGCTGATATTATTACAGGTATAGATGAAAGATTCAGTCTATGCCATTATAGCTTGCCATTCGTTAACTTAGATCCAGATGTTGCTATACAGCCAGTCTATGTTGATGACAGCTACACTCGACCATCTTTATTCGTCGGGGAAATATTCAATTATAAAGAAATAGGGGATCAACCTACAGACGGACTATGCATATCTCACGCATTCCATAACTCTGATAATTGGATAGATGAGTTTCATAAGTTCGATGGCTTCTGGTCATTTGTCACAGTTCTCGATGGGGACTTAATAGCAATAACAGACTACCTCTCGCAGAAGCCGATCTACTATCGAACAGATACGGAAGCCTTTGCATCAGAGATAGATGTACTGAAAGACTTTGGCCCAGTAACTCCTAACGAGTTATTCTTATCGAATACCCTCAAGTGGGGTTATGATCCAACAGGCTTAACCCCATGGAATGAGATTAAGCAAATCCCACCAGGATGCTACTACCACAAAGGTAACATCCACCAATATTGGGATTGGTCAAAGGTTAATCGATCTGATTCGTTACAATCGGATCTTAAGAAAGCTACTGAGCTTAGGCTTGGTGGTGAACGTGAAGTGTCTATTCTGCTATCTGGTGGCTTAGATTCTTCTATCATATATGGGCTAATCAAAGAACTTGGCCGTGACGTTAAAGCTATTCACGTAGAGAATCACGAAAAAGACTTTGCTTCCCTAATGACGCAAGACCTAATTGAAGTAACACTTGATGATGTATCAGATGAAGATGCAGTTCGTATACACCAAAGTCCAGTGGATCTAGGTTCAGTTAAGCCACAAATAGCTATGGCTTCTAAGCTAAAAGATCTGGGATTCCACGCTGTTATGACTGGCGATGGTGCAGACGAACTGTTTGGTGGTTACAGACGTGCAGAACAGTACGACAGTCAGCACTCAGATGTATTCTGCGAACTACCATATTATCACCTGCCAAAACTAGATCGGACTATGATGTATTATACAGTAGAACTCCGATCGCCATTCCTAGCACCGTCAGTTGTTAAGCATGCCCTAGACCTTCCCTATGAAATGCGCAAGGGCATTAAACAAAAGCTTATTGACGAATTCGCTTACTTACTACCTACCGAAATACTCGAACGACAAAAGCATCCCCTTAAGACAGATTCGATTCGTAAAGATCCTATGTCCCAGCGAATCGCTAATAACGAAATATGGAAAAATCTATGAACAAATACATATGGGATCTTCGCTATCTCAAATTGGCAGAACACATATCAACCTGGTCTAAAGACTCTACTGGCATCGGATCAGTAGCTATAGGGGATCAAGGTCAGGTATTAGCCCAAGGCTATAATGGATTCCCACGTGGGGTTAAAGATAGCCAGGAGAGATACGACGTTAAAGAAGACAAGTATAAATTTGTAGTTCATTCGGAAATGAATGTTATCTACAATGCATCCTACAATGGTGTATCCCTTAGAGATTCAACTTTATATGTCTGGGGATTGCCAGTCTGCTCTGAGTGTGCTAAGGGTATTATCCAGACCGGCATTAAAAGAGTAGTTATGAGTAACAGAGACAGGATAAGCACCTTACCCTTATCTGATAAGTGGAGAGAGTCGTTTGACCTTACCAAAACCCTATTCGAAGAAGCTGGAGTAGAATGGGAATTTGTGTAATAGGGATGTACAAATATTCAAAGATGTGGTATAATGGTACCATAAACAAACAAAGGTAAACTATATGTCAATAATGGATAAACTCAAAAAGAATTCTAAGGTCAAAGAAACCCAGATCTTAAGTAAGTCAAAGTTCTTTACAGATAAAGATATGATAACAACAGATGTGCCCATGATCAACGTGGCTCTATCTGGTGATATCGACGGTGGGCTCACTCCAGGTCTTACAGTTCTTGCTGGCCCATCTAAGCACTTCAAGACCTCATTTGCTCTTGTTATGGCTGCCGCGTATCTAAATAAGTATCCTGATTCTGTTATGCTATTTTACGATTCTGAGTTTGGCTCACCCCAATCATACTTTGAATCTTTTGGCATAGACCCATCTCGTGTTTTACACACGCCAGTGGCTAACGTCGAAGAGCTTAAGTTTGATCTGATTAACCAACTAGAAGAGATTTCACGCGAAGATAAGGTTATTATTGTTATAGACTCTATCGGTAATCTAGCATCTAAGAAAGAATTAGACGATGCCATTAACGAGAAATCAGTTGCTGATATGTCACGTGCTAAAGCTCTAAAAGGTCTATTCCGAATGACAACCCCTTACTTGACTATGAGAGATATACCAATGTTGGCTATCAATCATACCTATCAAGAAATGGGTCTATTTCCTAAAGCAATCGTTTCAGGCGGAACTGGTATTTACTACTCAGCAGATAATATCTGGATCATTGGACGACGCCAGAATAAGAAAGGTACAGACGTTGTAGGGTATGACTTTGTTATTAATGTTGAAAAGTCAAGAATGGTTAAAGAAAAGTCTAAGATCCCTGTTACAGTATCTTGGGAAGGCGGCATTGAAAAGTACTCTGGTCTACTCGAGGTTGGTCTTGCTGGAGGATACGTACAAAAGCCGTCTAATGGTTGGTACTGCCGTGTAAACAAAGATACTGGCGAAATGGTAGAACCTAAAGTACGGGAAGCACAAACGCTAGAGGCTGAGTTCTGGAAGCCTCTTTTTGAAGAGTCTGACTTTAAAAAGTTCGTTAAAGAACATTACACAATTGGACACCGGTCAATGATTTCCGAAGATGAATTTGATAGTTTACTTCAAGGAGAAAATGATGTATAATAGTATAACGAAACATGACTATCAGCAAATATCCTATTTGGAAGATAGTGATCATGACTCGTTTAAGATACTAACTGGAAGGTATTCAGGAACTATAGTGACATATGGTAAGATAGCATTAACAGAACCTACTGATGGTGGTGAAGATGCAACTCTATCATTTGAGTATACTGTTAACGAATCTAATCTAGATTCTGAAGAAACGGAATCACAAGAGTTCAGGACATACCTTGGTGATATGCTTCAAGTAGTTATACAGGAAGCCCTAGAAGAAAAGAACTTTGCAATCGGAGAAAAGCCAAGTGATACAAACAGTCATTTTAAGAAATCTTATAACTAATGACGACTTTACCCGTAAGGTTATTCCCTTCTTACGTAAGGAGTATTTCGAAGGATCTCATCGTATAGTCTTCGATAAGATCCTGGAGTTTGTTGGTAAGTATAATAAGCTGCCTACACCGGAATCACTTAATGTTGAGCTAGACGAATCGTTCCTTAACGACCAACAGTTCTCAGATGCTGCAGGCGTTGTCCAGGAAATATCTACCCCACAAGAAAATCCAGACTCAGAATGGCTACTCGAGCATACTGAAAAGTGGTGCCAAGATCGGGCAATCCATCTTGCTATCATGAAGTCCATCTCTATTATCGATGGCAAAGATCCAGAAATGACTAAGAACGCATTACCTGAACTACTATCTGAAGCGCTATCAGTTGGCTTCGATACTAACGTAGGGCATGACTACTTATCAATGGGCGAAGAAAGATATGAGTTCTATCATCAGTTAGAAGAAAAAATACCATTCGACCTTGATCGCTTTAATGAGATTACTAAAGGTGGATTACCTAAGAAAACACTTAACATTGCTTTGGCTGGTACTGGTGTTGGTAAGTCTTTGTTTATGTGTCACGTTGCTGGCTCAGTTCTGGCACAGGGTAAAAATGCACTCTATATTACTATGGAAATGGCAGAAGAAAAGATTGCAGAACGTATCGATGCTAACCTAATGAATGTGGCAATCGATCAGCTGGGTAATCTAAGCAAAGAAATGTTTACCTCTAAGGTCAAGAACATCTCTGACAGGTATCAGGGTCAGCTACTGATCAAAGAATACCCAACCGGTAATGCTCACGTTGGACACTTTAGGGCTTTGCTTAAAGAGCTTAAGCTTAAGAAGAACTTTGTTCCTGATATGATCTTTATTGACTATCTGAATATATGTGCATCTTCTCGAATGAAAGGTATGGGTGGTGCTATTAACTCTTACTCATACATCAAAGCTATTGCTGAAGAGATCCGCGGTTTGGCTGTAGAGTTTAACGTACCTATTATGTCAGCTACACAAACTACACGTTCTGGCTTTGGTAACTCAGACGTTGGTCTTGAAGATACTTCAGAATCGTTTGGTTTACCAGCAACTGCAGACCTTATGTTTGCTCTTATCTCGAATGAAGAACTTGATGGATTAGGCCAAATATTGGTCAAACAGTTAAAGAATAGATATAATGATCCAGGCATCAATAAGCGTTTTGTTGTTGGTGTAGATAGAAGTAAGATGAAGTTATTTGATGTCGAGCAATCTGCTCAAATGGGTTTGGCTGATGCTGGTCCTACCACTAATACTAATTATGGTACTACTACAAAATACGAAGGGTTTAAGATATGAAGGTGAAGTTAGTAAGTTACTCTAAAGCTACTGGCGAATACGAATTTAATGATGGTACAGAACTCCAAGATCTTATTGCCTATTGTGCTAGGGTATCAAATCCATCAGGTCAAAGTAACACCGCTACAAACGAAAAGCTTCTTAACTATCTTGCTAAGCATAAGCACTGGTCTCCATTTGAGATGGTTAGCGTATGCATGGAGATAGAGACTACACGTGATATAGCCCGACAGATCCTACGGCATCGCTCGTTCTCTTTCCAGGAGTTTAGCCAGCGTTATGCTGATCCTACAAAGGATCTTGACTTTGAGTTACGTGAAGCCCGTCTGCAAGATACCAGCAATAGACAGAACTCTATAGATATAGATGAACTCTCCGGTCCTGAAGGTCAACAACTACAGAAAGACTGGGCAGCAATCCAATACCAGGTTATCCACGAAGCTAAGATGGCTTATCGTTGGGCTATAGAAAATGGTATTGCTAAAGAACAAGCACGAGCAGTACTGCCAGAGGGTAATACAGTATCTCGACTCTATATGAACGGGACTCTTAGATCATGGCTTCACTACATCGACTTACGTGCTTCAAATGGGACTCAAAAAGAGCACATTGAAATAGCTCGCGAGTGCGGTAATAAGATAGCTAAAGTCTTTCCTGCTATCATAGAAATGGTGAATCAAGAATGAAACTTATATCAACATACTGGCGTGACTCAGATAATGCAACAGCAGAAGTGTATGGTAATGACGAAGACGGATATAGCATACAATACTATGATAGCAGTGGAATGCTTCTAGATAAGGAATCATTTCCAGGTAAGACTGCAAGATTCCATGAAGATGCAGCAGAGAACTGGGCACTTGGAATAAAGCCCCTCCCCTTATAGGTGATAATATGCTACGCGAAATGACCTGGCCAGACGGAATACCTTCACATTATGAAGCATACCTTAAGCTTAAAGATGATCCAGTTAGGCCGCATATACCTAAGCTTGTAAGGTATACAAAAAATAGAAATACCTTTTTTCTTACAGACGAGGATGACAGAAAAATAACTGCTATAGTATGCCTGTCTAGAAATAATATTATTGCTAAGGAAGAATCTGGCCTTTCCCTATATTCTACTAAAGAAGCTGAGAATACTATAGTTCATCTTTATACAATATGGAGTTATAGTAAAGGTGCTGGTAGGGATCTTGCCTTGCAAATAGTCGAAGCTATACCAAAACGCTGGCCGCAAGTTAAAAGAATATTAACTCTAAGCCCTAGAACAGATATGGCAAGAAAGTTTCACATATCTAACGGAGCTTCAGAACTGCAGTCAAATGAGAACACAATAAACTTTGAGTACGAGGTATAATATATGTTTTTAGAATGGTGGCAGATCGGTTGTGTATTTATCTGGTGGATGTTATCAGTATTTGGTATATCTCGTATGGAAAGACAGAAATCTTTTGCTACAGGTTTAGGCATGGGAGTTAAGTATACCCTTCAGTGGGTTCGGGATGATAGGATAACATATAAAGGCATTTGTGAAAATCTTATTAATGATTTAAATAGTGGTAAAGTGGAAATAGAGGACTTTGAATAGTGTACGAATATAGAGCAAAAGTAATAAAGGTAATTGATGGTGATACAGCTGACGTGGACATTGATCTAGGTTTTGATGTAGTACTAAAGAAACAGCGTATTCGCTTTATGGGTCTGGATACACCTGAGTCAAGAACATCAGACCCCGTAGAGAAGGTATACGGTAATATGGCTAAGGACTTTGTTAAAAGGTTTCTTGTGGTAGGGGAGTATACCACCCTTAAGACCTTCAAAGACGACCGTGGCAAGTTCGGCCGAGTCCTAGGAGACTTCTCAGTATATGATGCAGAGAAGGACCGCTACGTGGACCTTACGAAGCTTATGATTGAAAAGCATCTGGGTGTACCATATCACGGACAAAGCAAAGATGATATTGAAGAAGAGCATCTTAAGAATAGGGAGTTACTTAAGGAGCAACTTATTACCATCTAGTTGCGATTTGTTACGATCTTTTTTCTCTAATAAAAACAATGGCTTATGAGATTCGTTTTCATAAGCCATTGTTCTGTATAGAGTTTTTATTTTCGGGGGAGGGGGTTCTCAAAGGCCTTAAATGTTGGTATAATACTCACATAAATTAGGAAAAGGAGCAAAGCTATGAACTATACTAAGTATCCCTGTCAGGTCGAGATGGTTAAATATCATTTAGGAAAAGGAGGTATGACCAAAGAGAACGCTGGCTTTATGACATGGAACGATGCCTGCGCATGGGCGGGGTCAGTTACGTTAAGCCACAATGTGCCTTACGTTGTACTAGAGCTTCGAAACTTAATCACTAACGAATTGGAGAAATTCTAATGGAAAGAACATCAGAATCATATATTACAACCCTGGACTTTCAATCTGGTCGTGATCTAGAAGCTTTGGAGATTATTCGCAAATCGGTTTCCCTCGCCAATGCTTCCTCAGACATTAAGTCTCGCGTTCGTGTAGCCCTTCGAGGTAATACCGGATACGATCAGTTTGGTAATCTTAATGGCGGAATCGCTTCTGCCACTCACGCTGATATTTACATTTATAGGGCATAGCATGACTGAAGAAGAACATGATGAAGCAAAGGCTATCATGGGTTTAGTATTACTTGGTGGTATTATATTAGGTGCATTTATCCATTATCTGGTAGTGGTGTTTATATGATTATAGTAAACTATGAGGGTAGGACAAATAGTACTGAGCGAAAGCTTATGGACGAATTATCTGTTCTAGTTTCAGAAAAGTACTTTCCCCGACACAAGGTTCAAGTTACTTTTAAGATGATGCAGTCTCTTGAAAAAAATGAGAACATCCAGGGTGACACCATATGGGAAGACAACGATAAGGAAGAAAACGAATTCTTTCCGTCATCTCGATGCTCACGACCCCGATGCTTTACTATCCGTATGCAGAAAGGATATGATCCTGAGACCCTTATTACCCTTATAGCTCATGAGCTTGTACACGTTAAGCAGTACGTCTTAGGAGAACTTCGTAACATCTACAACCCGCATAAGATCGAATATAGGACCCTCTATAAGAATAAGGATGTTACCAACTGGGCTTATATGAAACGACCCTACGAAAAAGAAGCTTATCGATTACAGGAAAAGCTCAGGGTTGAGTACCTAAAAACACATAAATAGTACTAGTAAGCAATGAATCGGGACATCAGAGATGCTAAGACTAAAAACGTACATAGAAGAAAAGTTTAAGACCCTTACTGGTGGTGAGTTATTAAAGCCGGGTCGCGAGGGTAGAGCACAGACAATTGTTAAAAAAATTGAAAGTGGATCCCCCTTTCTTCTATCGGACGAAACCAAAACAGTAATTATAGACAGAAGCAAATTTGATTTTAGTGCATTCGAAAATGCTATTGATATGGCTGATAATGCTACTTTAAACAAATTTGAATTTATAGGTATAGACGGTAATTTATATCGTCTTAAAGACTTTGCTAAATCTCCCGAATTTGGCGGTAAAGGCTCTGGATCTGGTACACGTGCGGAAGACGCTGCTTTAGCTGATCTAAAAGAAAAACTTCAGAAGATATTAGAATCTAAATCAGTACCTTTTATATACGTTACTATAGGCAAAAAAACAGAAAAAGTAATGTCTCTCGAGTCTACCAAAGGTACTCCTAAATCAGATTTTCATATGCTAGATCCAGAGGGTAACCAGGTATTTTGGATTTCCCATAAGAAGGGTAAGAAGGCAAACGATTTCCAGCAATACGGCGGAATGTCTGAAATCAATACTGAGTTTGAAGTAAAGAAATTTGCAGAAGATGTCCGATCTACTCTAGAAGATCCTACTACCTTTCCTATGAAAACTGCCTACTATCGTCCTGTAACATCTAAGGCTGTTATAATGAAAACCTTATTCGGTAAAGACTATAAGCCTTCTAAAGCAGATTCTATTCAGAACATAGACGTTCTATTTCAAGGTCCTATGAACTTTGTGCCTTCTGGAAATAAAGACGGTGTCCCTTCTTATAAAATGTCGTCTAATCACACTGTTCTTCATTCAGAAATACCAACTGGTGACTATGCACCATACTATTACGTGAGGCCTGAGCAAGCTAAGAATCAATTTAGAATTAAAAGAGCTAGATTCTTTATTGTTTCTAAGTTAACAGCAACTAAAAACAGGAATGCTAAACCGATATGATATCATTTGGAACTTATATAACCGAGCAAAAGAATACCCATATGACGCACCTGGAAGATCAGGTTATATACGGTGGGGTAAAAGGAGCTCGTGATGCTATCCTAGCTCTTCGCTCTCTCCGTGATATGCTTGCTGGCAGCGCTACTAAAGCTGTAGACGTTACTGTTAAGTGGGACGGTGCACCAGCAGTCTTCGCTGGCATCGACCCAAGCGATGGTCAATTCTTTGTTGCAAAGAAGGGTATCTTTAATAAGGACCCTGTAGTTTATAAAAGTCATTCTGATATTGAAGCAGATACATCAGGTGATCTACAAGCTAAACTTAAGATTGCGTTTACCGAAATGAGTAAGCTTGGCATAACAGGTGTGGTCCAGGGTGATGTTATGTTCTCTGGATCGGACGTTAAAGCCGAAACAATTGATGGAAAGAAGTACGTTACATTCCACCCAAATACTATTGCTTATGCAGTTGATGCTGACTCAGAAGAAGCCAAGAAGATTAAAAAAGCTAAGATTGGCATAGTATTTCATACGTCTTACTCTGGCGGTACATTCGAAACCATGACTGCTAACTATGGTGTAGACGTATCTAAGTTTAACAAGGTCGATACCATTTGGGCACAAGATGCTGAGCTACGTGACCTATCTGGTAATGCTACCCTTACTAAAGCTGATACCGATGAAGTTACTGCCTCCCTCTCAGCTGCTGGTAAGATCTTTCAAAAGATCGCTGGGTCTACACTGAAAGAGATAGAGTCTAATCAAGAACTAGCCCGTATGATTGAGACCTATAACAATAGCTTCCTCCGTAATAAGACAGAGGTTACGAATACAGCTAAGCATGTTACTGGTCTTATACAATATGTAGAGTCTAAGTTTCAAAAAGAAGCAGATAAGCGCTCTACCGATAAGGGTAAAGCAGCACAATACCAAAAGCGCGACGAACTCCTTAAGTTCTTTAACCCCAAAAACAAAGCTAACCTTAAATTAGTCTTTGATTTACAGAAAGCCATCGCTTCTGCTAAACTAATTATTATAAATAAGCTTAACAAGTTAAATAGTATAAATACATTTGTTAAAACGAAAAATGGGTTTAAAGTAACCGGCCACGAAGGCTTTGTTGCTATAGACCGTATTGGAGGCGGAGCAGTTAAGCTAGTAGATAGATTAGAATTCTCTACTAATAACTTCGATCCGAATATTATAAAAGGCTGGGACTCACCGTCTCGGGGCTAATGGGAAATTATATGTACTCTTTTAAAGACTACTTAGCTGTAGACTATACACAGACCGGCGACGAACTTCTAGCTCTTAAAGCAAAAAGACGTAAGAGCGATGATACCACCGGTGTTATAGGTGAAGATGATGTCGACGAAGCGCTAACCAATATGCAACGCCAAAAGGCGAAGCAAACCTTCCGTAAGAATAAAGCTAAAATTGCTCTTGGTAAAAAGAAAGCAGCTAAAAAATTAGCTACTCCGGATCAACTCCAAAAGCGGGCAGAAAAGCAAGCTCGTAACGTCCTCATTAAAAAAATCACCAAAGACAAAGATAAGAGTGATCTATCTTTTGCTCAAAGAACCTCTATTGAAAAGCAGCTAGAAAAGAAAAAAGCTGCTATCAAGAAAATAGCTAAAAAACTTCTCCCCAAACTTCGAATTGCAGACCGCGAAAAGAAAGCGGCCGCAAAAGCTGGTGGAGCAGATTAATGACAGGTTTTAAAACGTTCTCGGACTATCTAGTGGAAGAAACCAAAGAAGTAGTTTTTACATTTGGTCGTTTTAACCCACCAACAGTTGGTCATGAGAAACTTATTGCTAAAGTAGCTTCTGTTGCTAAGGGTAATAACTACCGCATATACGCGTCTCAGTCTTCCGATCCTAAAAAGAATCCTCTCGATTACGCTACCAAGATTAAGGTCATGCGTAAGATGTTTCCTAAGCATGGGCGTAACATTATCTTAGATAAGAATGTTAAAAATGCTTTGGAAGTATTAGTACAGCTATACGATCAAGGATTTACTAAGGTAACAATGGTAGTTGGATCAGATCGTGTTAACGAATTTAGTGCACTTACCAATAAGTACAACGGCCAAAAGCTACGCCATGGCTTCTATAACTTTGAAGATGGTGTTAACATTGTATCAGCAGGCGAACGAGATCCAGATGCAGAAGGTGTTGAAGGTATGTCAGCATCTAAGATGCGTGCAGCAGCTTCTGATAACGATTTTGCCAGCTTCTCTAAAGGTTTACCCCCAACATTCAAAGATGGCAAAGAGCTCTTTAATTCAATCCGTAAGGGTATGGGTATTAAAGAAGCTGCTGACTATACTAATCACGTAAAGCTAGAAACAGTCTCTGAAGAGCGTGAAGCTTATGTTCAGGGTGATCTGTTCTCTATTGGCGACACCGTCTCTATTAAAGAGTCCGAAGAAGTTGGCGAAATAACAATGCTAGGTGCTAACTACGTTATTGTAGAAATGGCAGACGGCAAAAAGTTACGTAAATGGTTATCTTCTGTTGACCTTATTGAATCAGCTTCAGTTGAAATAGACGAAGACTGGTTTACTACTATGATTGGCAAATACACGAATGCTAAAGGGTATAAGGTAGCTGCTGATATTCTACAGAAAGTAATAGATCGTAAAAAGAAAGAAGGTACGCTTAAGCACGATCTTAACTATTATGCTGCTCAGATTGCTCGACAAGTGAGCGGTGTAGATATTAAGACACTAGCTAAAATGGTCAGTGAAAAGACTCGTAAGGTTATACAAGATCCTGATATTGAAGACCGAGAGGGATCGCAGACTAAAAGATTCTTTACAGGCCTAAAGAAATCTACCAAGGTTGATCGAGATAAAGAGTTCCAGAAGAGAAAAGACCTAGATGATGACGATCCAGCTGGCTATAAGCCAATTCCTGGTGATGCCAAGTCTAAGACTAAGCCTTCACAGCATACCAAGAAGTTTAAGCAAATGTATGGCGAAGACCTATCATTTGATGAGGCTAAAAGCTCTGTAGAGACTACCCTACGTAAAAAGGCAGAGCAGTCTGGTATGCCATATAGTATTCTTAAGCAAGTATATAATCGTGGCTTAGCAGCTTGGAAGGTAGGACATAGACCAGGAGCAACCCCAGCACAATGGGGTATGGCTCGAGTTAACGCATTCGCAACCAAAGGTGATAAAACCTGGGGTAAATACGATTCAGATTTAGCAGATAAAGTAAGGGCAAGTAAAAAATGAGCAAACTACTGAAAGAACTAATGAAGAAAAGAGAAGATAGAATATCGTCAGTTGACGAATCTCTACGTAAAGATATTGCTGCGATGTCTGCTAAGTTTCCTGAAGGCAGCAAAGTACGTATGAAACATGACGGTAAAGTTGCTAAGGTCGTATCAGTAGGTAAAGACTTTGTTAAAGTTGCTGTAGGCAATAAGACAATGGATCATAAGCCTAGCGAATTAGAATTAGATTCTGATAGGCGTAAAGAATACAGTGCGTATCAAAAGTCTAAGCGCAACGAAGAACTTGAAGAAGCAAACTATCAGGTAAAAGCTGGTAAAGCTGCTATAGGTTCTGCAAGTTACGATGATAAAGAAATTGTTACTATAACACCACAACAAGCAAAGAAGCTTACTTCGTATTTTCAAAAAAATAAAGACGGTGATATGTGGAAGAAGTTATTTCAAGGTGGTGGCCAAGGTGGAAAGGGTGCTGAAAATCAAAAAGACTTTGATTCTATGGTTGCTGGATTAAAAGAATCTACAGAGCTTGAAGAAGCAAAAGTAAGCGATGCGCAAATCAATAAAGTGCTTGGTCCAACTAAAAATGCTCAGCAAGGCATTGAAGCACTTAAGAAAGCATTTAAAGTTAGCGATGATGAAGCCAAGAATATGCTAAAGAGTGTTATGGGTGAAGCCAATCGTGGCTCAGACTCATACCGAGTTAAGTACAAAGGCGACATTAATACTGTTCGAGCCGATAGTCCTGAAGACGCTCTGAAGAAGTCTATGAAGACCTTTGGCATTTCTTCAGTTAACAAAAAAGACTACATGAATAAAGCCTCAGCAATATCAGAAGATGTAAATTTCTTTGTTCGTATGGATAATATGAAAGACCCTGAGTCAAAGAAAGTTGGCGCTATCTTACAAAAAGCTGAAAAGTCTGGTACTATTAAGTATGACGACGAAAATGAGAAAGGCGTATCATTCTATGCAAAATCAAAGTCTGATGTTGATACCCTTGCTAAAAATATAGCTAAGGTATCTCGCGTAGCTGATGTACAGGTTATGGAAGCAATTGATATGTCTAAAGCTGGCAAATACGCTAGAGTTATGAATCCAAAAACAAGAGAAATAAAGAAAGTCCTTAAAACAGATTTGAAAAAATATGTCGATAAGGGTTGGACTCATATGACCC